GACAGTATAACATGGCACTAACCATCAGCGCAGAATCAAAAAACTCGGAACGTCAGTTACCGGAGGCGGGAGCCACGGTCGGCATTCTATTCAGCTTGGTTGACCTCGGTCACCAGAAAACCAATTGGGATGGCGAGGAGAAGTGGTCCCCCAAGGTCCGCCTAACCTTCGAGCTTCCTGATCAGGTTATCGAGGGCGAGGTTACCGAGAACGGCAAGACCACGAAAGTGACCAAGCCGATGATCGTATCCATCGAGCAGACCCGGTCGCTTGGCGAGCGCGCAAGCCTTCGCAAGCTTCTGGAACAGTGGCGCGGTCAGGCGTTTACCGCCAAGGAACTACAGGCGTTTAGCCTAAAGAACCTGCTCGGCAAGCCGGCCATGCTGACCCTTGTACACAAGACAAGCCAGCAGGGCAGGAACTACTGCGCCATTGCCGGTGCTTCCAAATTGCCCAAGGGCATGAAGGCGCCGTCGGAGACGCAGAACGAGCATGTGTATTACGAGATTGAGCAAGGCGAATCCGGCGACTTTTCCAAGTTGCCGGAATGGTTGCAGGGCAAAATCCGAGAGTCCCGGGAGTTTGCCGGCAATGCACCGGTTGCGAAGGCGACCGATGGCGATGGCAATAAAATGCCATTCTAATCTAGTGGCTCTTACTTTTTCACAGAAAGAGCCAAACCAAACCCGCTTGGTCTTCACAGACCAAGCGGGTCATTGGTATAATGCCGAGGGCAAGTCGGCTCATGTAATCATTGGCAAGACCGGTCTGGAGCGCAACACGACCGTCGGCGATGCAAGGAAGCTTGGGCTTTACCCGAGTGTGACGTCGGTGCTGTCGGCGATGGCAAAACCGCAGCTTACCAACTGGCAGATGGAGCAGGTGCTATTGGCGTCCATCAATATCGCTAGGGAGCCGGACGAATCGCTGGAGAGCTACGCCAAGCGAGTGATCAAAGCGTCCAAGGAGCAGACCACCAAGGCGGCCGAGCATGGAACCCGGATGCATGAGGAGGCAGAAAAAATTTTAATGGGTCAGGAGACTTCCAAGGATGAGCGGATGGCGCCCTATATCAAAACACTCAAAGAGTGGGCGGCCGAAAATGTGACAAAGACGCACTGGTGCGAGCGTGCGCTGGTAGGGGCCGGGTATGCCGGAAGGTGCGACGCGCTGGTGGATCTTAAGGGTGTCGGCACCTGCATCATAGATCTAAAAAACCGCAAGGTAAACGATCGCTATGAGCCGTTTTTCGAGACGGACGTGGCGCAATTGGCTGCTTATAGGATGGCGCTGGGCGATACCGGCGTTGGTTGCGTTTCGATTGTATTGGCCGCAAACGACCCCGAGAAGATTGTCACAAGGGTCTGGGACGAGCGGGAGATTTGCGAAGCCTACCAAGCATTTTCTGCTTTACTCAAAGTATGGGCTTGGGTAAAGCAATACACACCACCGGGGATGAAACTATGACACCACCAACCATAGAGGATATGGGCAAGGCAGCGGAAGATATAGTGTGGCGCGTTATGGGCAAGGGGTCTGGCAAGTCTGCATACGGAAAGTGGTTCAATTGCGATAAACCCGTTAACGATTACCACATATCGCGTGCGATACGCCATCTGGCAACCGCACAAATGATGTTGCACAAAAGCACACCAATGCCCGACGGGGAAGGCGAGGATGCAATGGACCACCTAGAGAGGGCGGTCGTCCGAGCCTTGTTTTGTTGGGCGCAAGTAAAGAAAGAGGTACCACGACTATGAAGAAAATAGAGGACATCAAAGTAACATTCATCTGGGGAGGCCGCGAAGTCACGGCATGGGGCGATTGCGATTACAAGACGCACCGCATTGACATCGGGCCGCAGGGCCACCGCGAACACTATATGGCGGACGTGCCTTACGATATGTCAATCTCTCGCATCACGGTTTGTCACGGTGACGCAGACATTGCCAACCCCGAGCCGGAACTGCTGGAATTTGCCGAGCAGCTTCTCATGGAGGAAGCCGACGAACAACTTTGCGAGGTGGCATGAAGAAGGTCGTAGTCACGCAGGCATTCGGGGACGATTGGCTGGAGGTCTTGAAGTTGACCCGCCCGCGCATGGAGGAGTATTGCCGCAGGCACGAGCAGGATTTTGTGTCCATCGAGAAGCCGCTGGCGCACCCTGTCCAGTACAGCAAGCTTATCATCCCGCACCTGATGACGACCAAGGGATACGAGGTCGTGACGTTTTTGGATGCGGACATCTTAGTGGCGCTGGATTGCCCTGACATCTCCAAGGATGTTGAGAAGTTCTGCGCCTTTGACGAGGGAGCATACCTCGACCGCAAGCCGGGAATGACGGCACTGGCCAAGGCTTTCGGATACAAGATCGAGCCACGCTTCTACGTCAACACCGGGGTCTTCGTGGTCACAAACAAGGTGCCTGGGATCTTCGCCCAGCCGCCCATCGGCTTGTTTCCGAACCACTTTGCCGAACAGACCTGGATGAACATCATGGCCCACCTGTGCGACCTGGACCTTCAGGAGCTTGACCCGTCCTTCAACTGCATGACCAGCGTGGAAGAACACTTTGGCCTGAACCGATATATGGATGCCCAGATGATCCACTACGCCGGGCAATCAAACGACATGGCCAAGCTTCGCGGCCAGATTGAGGCTGACATCAAGAAGCTGGAAGAGGAGATTCGATGATTGTCGAAGGAATTAAGATTGGGCTAACGGCTGGTGTTGCTGTTGTGTTTTTTATTATTGGAATCATAGTTACAATATTTTCGGTTGGCGCACTTTTAGATTTAATACTACTTCCTTTCAGATGGAATGGGATAATTAGAAGGCACATTGAAAGAAAGAAAGTGGATGAAATGATTAAAAATGATCCAATTTTTTCAAGGTTTAAGCGATGACTCCTGTCAAGGTAATCCCGCATGGAGACAAGTGGCGGGTGGTGACTGAGTCGATGGAGAATCCGGTTGGTCCTCGCTTATGGGGTGCCGAGCCGCCCAACGGATTGCCGCCAGCCGACGATGTGTTTGACGACAAACAGAACGCCCTGGATGCGGCGAGACTATGGAACGCTTATTCGGCCTGGGCCGAGGATCGTTCTGGAAAGAGGAAGAAATGGTCAAAGCTGAAGCGAACCGTTTAAGTCAGGAGGAGCGGGTCAAACTCCTTGCCAGCGAGATTGCCATCCGGGCGATCTACGACCTGCGCCTATTGCAACGCCGCAAGGTATTGGTCGGGGACGAACTGACCCCGGCGAACAAGCGTCCTGGCCTGAAGGACTGTTGCTGTTACCGCGAGGAAGATAACATCAAGAACCTGCTTGACGATTTCAAAGACGGCACCGTACTCTTCTGGTGCAGGATGGGCGGGGCGAACATCGACCAATCCACCCTGAACAAAATGCTTAAGAGGAGGAAAGATGACGGACTATCTGAAGTTCTTTAGCGAGGTGTTCTTTCACGCTGTCCTGTTTGCCTTCCTGGTTGGCGGCGGAATCTCTTTACTTGTGTTTGCCGGTAGCTTTCTCTCGTGGCTGATTGCCAAGTCGAGGGAGGAAAGGTCAGAATGGAAGAACTGGGACAAATAAAGTTTCTCGGAGAGCGTGAAATAAAGATGGTCGAAATGAAATTCGACATGGATGACATTGCGTCCGACAAGCTGGCATCCATTGGATTTAACAGGATCAAGTATGATCGCAAGGAATTGGCGAGTTACGCCATCAAAAAGCTTCTGGAGGAATATGTTGAAAGGAAGAACAAATGCAAACCGAAAAAGCGTTCAAGCAAAAGATCCTCACGGCGGTAACGGTACCGCAAGTCCTGACCCGCTCGCAATGCGAGATGATTATCCGCGATGCGGAGGTCATTGGGATGAAACGTGCGCCGGTATTGTCGAAGGACGGCACCCACGTTGCCAGCCGTACCCGGACCTGCTCTTCCTGCTGGATACCCAAGGCACCGCACTTCCAGTGGCTTTACAATTACCTGGCCGCAGTGGTGGACCAGGTCAACACGGAACACTATCGCTTTGACATAATGGATATGCAGCAGCTTCAGGTGTTGAGGTATCGCCCATTCCAGAAGTTCAAGTGGCACTTCGACACCTATGACGGCAGCGACCGCAAGCTGACCTGCGTGGTAAACCTGTCTAGGCCGGAGGAGTACGTTGGCGGAGGGTTGCGCGTCGAGGCCGATTGGCATGGGGTGGAGAAGTCAACGCACCAGGGATCGGCCAACTTCTTTC